GCTTACGAACCGTTTCTTTGTCAGAGTCAAGACCACTGTTCCACAGTTCACGATTGTGCTCTGATACAGGATCTTTCTGTCCCAATGTGGTCAGTGAGTTCTCAATGTACCATCCACCAGGACCTTGGAAGGCATGGGAGTACATTTTTGCCCAGGGAAGTTCTTCTTCGTTAGGGGCAGGGAGGAAACGGATAACTGCATAACCGTTGCCAGTCTTGTCCATTTCAGGTTTCCAGAGACGGTCATCTCCACCGCCACTAGTGTTGTTCATCTTCTCAACTTCTTTTACTAATTTAGAAGTCAGCGAACCAAGAGAAGATTGCTTTTTAAGGTCTGCGAAAGACATAGGATTACCTCGGATTTGTACGGATTTGGCTTGTGTGTACCCTTATATTCTATAGGTCAGAATCAGATTTGTCAATCTGGGTCTTCATCACTTCAAGCATTTTTGACATGTTATTAAATATAACATTCATATTAGTTCCATCAGGAAGACCCATTAGTTTAGCAGATTCAATGATATTATTTTTCATCTGCTTTGCTTCAGGATCATCAGATAAACTCAATCTTGTAAAAAGAATGCGTTGTTTATCAATTAATTTTTCAAGTAATGCTACATGAAATTTTTTTTCTTTATTGTCCATTGAGGGAAACTTAAAGACATTACCATAAACTTCTTCTTGAAGTTCTTGGATTTGTGTCATTTCCGCACGGACTACATCAGAATCGAAGAAACTCATTCTTCAGAAGTTTCCTCTTCGACTTCGGTCTCTTCTTCGACAACAGTATTTGACTCTTCAATTTGAGTAAGAGCATCAATCGCACCAAGAACTTTTAAGTAAGTGACACGAAGATTTTCAAGTTGCTGTTCCATTTCAACTTTCTGCTTTTGCAGATTTTCTAATACTTCGGAATTATTAAGTGCCATGAATGATAACCTCTTTTAAAATTTTTTTGTAACGGGGTATGTCGATATTTAGGAATGGAGAATACTTCTTCATTTTCATACTTACGGATTCCCACACCGGATCAGTAAGTTTTTTGTCCCACTTATTTTTATAGTCAAGAATTTCATCTAAGATTACCATGGTCTCAATTGAAACTCTACTACTCAAATATTCTTTGAGAATTTGCGGATGTCTAGAACCATCTATGGTAAACATAGCATCAAAGTCATTATCTGCAAAAACAGATTCTGTTTCTTCTTTGAAGAGATATGAGAGAGACTGTGTTCTCTTTTTCCATGATGTATATCTACTTTCACCATTGCGGATCATTTCTCCTATCCAAAGTTTACTTGGATCAGTGCAAGTGATAAAGTTAGATATAAAAAACTCTTCGACTTCTTTGTCAGATTTAGATCGTGCAAATTTCTCAAACCAAAAGCGATCTTTACGTTTGTAAAAAGATTGTACAGTGGCACGACTTTTACCACAGTATTTGTGGTAATCATACTTGTCTTTTGTGAAGTGATTCTTCATCGACAAATAACAACGATATGCATCAAACGGCATCATCAAAAAAAGTAATAAGGGGATTTTTTGCCGGGAATTTTTTTCGCCCTTTTTTGGAATTAAAGGGGCAATTTGGCACGGGAACTGCGCTTCAAGAAATTAAGTTCCAATGCTTGGCACTTGATCTTTTCTTTAAGCGGTTTGGAGATAAGTTTAGGGACTGACTCTAAATCAATACTATTGAGTTCACAAAAGTGAACGATAGCATCAATGTAGTTCATGCCAGCATTTTTTTGGACCAGAGATTCTATTTCTTGTGCGAAACGAGAAGGGCAAAAGAATTTACTTTCCAATACTTTTTCTAGTTCATTCTCCATTCTCTGTCCTAAGATTGTGAGATACAAATTCTTTAATGTAACGAACTAACAATTTAATATAGTCCCCTTTGTTTCTTTTGTCAAATACTTCAACATCACCACCAGGAGTAACCATGATAGTAATAAGTTTTTTGACCGGGATACCTGTAAGTTCGTAGTAAGCAGTTGCGTAGAACATTTCTTGAACGAAATAGTTCTCCAACCACTTTTCAGGTTTAATCTTTTCAGATGTTTTAAAATCGATGACTGCTAACTCTCCTTCGTATTCTGCTATACAGTCAACTCTACCAGCCAGTCCAAGATACTCTGAGTATAGAGTTCTTTCTACGGCGTGTATATTATTTATCTTATCAAGATATGGTTTGGCATGATGAAACATAAACTGAGTTGCAGGTCGAAACTCATCCCAGTTTATTTCTTTGTTTCTCATATAAACTTCAACTGCCTCATGAAAATCAGTTCCACGAGTAGTTGCTTTCTTAGTAATTCTATTTGCCTCTTCAATACCAATTCGCTTACGCCACTTGATAAAGATCTGTCGGTTATAAAAAGAAGTTACCGATGTAATGGAAGGCACCCACTCTCCATTTGGAAGGTTGTAGAGACGGATGCCATTTGTTTCTTTTTTGTTTAGTTCAAGGTCACCAAGGTAATTGCAGTGTTCAAATATCATTCAAAAAATCCTACCAATGTCAATCTTGCGTTTTTCACAGAAGTTCCAAAAAAATTTTGTGCTCTATGAAAATGTGTTCCGGGAAATATTAAACCCCTATTAAACTTGTTAGGAACTTTAACTGTCGGTTTAAAGTAAGAATTTAATCTTTTCCTCATCATACCATACATATAACGTTTTATCAAATTATGTGGATCTTCAAAAAAAGATCGTTTTAATTTAACATCAATGTCAGGTAGGTTAATCTTTTGATCATAACCATAATCACATACATCTGTCCCTGAGTTAACAGGAGAGTCCAAAGACAAATAAATTATACAAATGTATGGATCATTATCAAAATGAAACATACCTTCTCCAAAAGTTTTTGTTGTATATTGAAAAGACATACCATCACCAGAATTTTTTAAGGATGAATCTCTACATATCAATCTTACATTATCAAGAACATTTTTACTCACAATATCCGGGACATCAAAGCATCGATACCCCGGATAATTGTGTATCTGTTTAGATCTGTATGTTGATTTTAATGCAGAGTTTCTAACAAAAAAAGGATCTTTAAAAAAGTTATCCTCAATATGAATCATAAATTCATTTCCATCTTAGCGAGTAAGTATTCTTTAACTAATCCAGAGCGAACGATATCTTCTACTCCAAACTCAACAATATCAACTGAAGGCATGATGCGTAGGATCTTCATGAAATCAATAACTCCGTTCTTCTCATTTGTTTTAAGAAGATCAGTTTGTGTTGCGTCACCGCAGAACATGATCTTAGAGTTTTGACCAATCCTTGTAATAATACTATCAAGTTCATGATAGTTTAGATTTTGGAATTCGTCAACGATGATGATTGCATTATCAAGTGTGGTCCCACGAATAAACGATGTAGACCAAAATGAGATGGTGCCCTGTGCTTTCAAGTTGCCATATAGCATCTCAAAGTCAGTGTCCGTTGGCATCTCAAACATATACTTTACCATATTCTTATATGGAATTTGATAAAGGGAAGACTTATCTTCGTGATCTCCAGGAAGGAATCCAATCTCTCTGGTTGCTACAAGCGACCTGACGATATAGATCTTTTCATAGGGTGTCTTGACATCTAATACGTCTTTAAGGGCGTTATAGAGTGTAATGAAAGTCTTACCAGTTCCGGCGCAACCATAAGCAACTAGATTTTGATCATTTTTATAACAGCGGAAAAGTTCTTCTTGGTTTTCTGTCAGCGGCTCGATGGTTTTCATCAAGTCTGAGTTAATTGGTTTCTTTCTTTTCATGTGCTTATTGCTCATCCCGAATGGGACTACTGGTGTTTGGGACTTTCTTTTTGAGGTCATACGCTATAAAAGATTAGAAGGGTTAACCGTAGTACCGGTTTTTACTGACATTTGCTCCTGGTTGTCTAGATGCACGATCTAAGACCTCATTCCATCCATTGGAATTGGCCTCACCAGTCCACTTAAATTCTGTAGACTGTCCTGCACATCCTTGTGACCAATCTCTATCCCATCCAGGATTCTCTTCTTTCCACTCAGAGTATGCCTTCATTGTCATACTGAGTGTCTTTTTCTCTTTTGTTTCTAAATTAATAACAGGGTATGTTGGCATAACTCAATTGTTGGTGTAAATATTTATGAAACCCATTCCATTGCTTCAGCAACAGCAGGGAACTGTTCACAGAAGATTTCTTTTGCACCTAGTGCAAGATCCATATGTTCCTTCTGTGTACCATTTGCAGAACGCAAATCGATATAATGGATCCATGAACGAACTGAGCCGGTCATGTAAATTTTTGTAGGACACGCCAAAGGAAGCACAAAACGAGCACACTCCTTTGCAATTCCCTCCTCAAGCATTCTCTGATAAAGATCCATTGCTTGTGAAAAATGTTGCTGCATCAACATCTCAAACTTCTGACTCGTAAACGGATCAATATCATCAATAGAATTTTGACGATTCTTGGTGTCTTGTCTACGTAGTTTAGGTAGAGGGATCGTCTTCGCGAGTAAGGAAGAATCAGCATAGCGTTGTGAAAATTCTTGATACGTAAATGAGCGGTGTCGAAGCACTTGAGCTGCAATTCCTCTGGTAGTATTCAACTCCAGAGTCATATATGCTTGCTCAAAAATACTCCAGTGTTGATGCTTTACACAATACTTAAGTAGACCAGAGAACTTTTCGTTCTCTTGATTGTTAGGATTACTTACTCTGGCACAGTATGCCATGTGCTTCTCAGCATCAGGAGTTACGCTGATTAGATTTACGTTGTTCTCGTTCATCAAGTGTCTCGTTAATAATGTCTTTTAGTTCTTGTCTTTCTAAATCAGTAAAGACATTTCGTTTTGGTATCACCAGTGGTGGATGGATTTTTTTTGATTTTGATTTACCATCACTAGGAACACTCATTCCTTGTGTATCTATCTTATCCATCGTCGTCCTCAAAAACTTCGTCGTAGTCTAAAATATAGTTACTAGTAGGGTCATCAAAGTTTTCCTGTTTGGTCGTGTATGAATCAGTATCCGAATACACTTCGGACTCAAGAGCATCAACCAGCAGTCTTAGATTTCTTACTATCAGTTTTAGTTTATCTCTTTCCATAAAAAATGGGAGGTTTCCCTCCCATTTTAACACTATTCAATTGATTTGGCAATTACTTAGTGTAAGTATGTCCACGGTATGTAAATTTACCATGCAATTCACTTGGTTTGACGCTCGTAATTTTAGTATTAACACCACGATATGAGGTGTGACTAATCTGTGCGTCGTGCAGGGCAGATACTTTATTGATCTGCTTCTTGATTATGTTTAATGTGTTCATTGTAGGTACTCCTAAAGTAGTTGGATTTTTAGGTCCGTTCCTTTAGTCGTTTGCGTCCCAATAGCACTCAGGTGTAGATTCTTTAAGAACTTCTACTAACTCAATCCTAACTTGATTGTTAAGATCTTCATTACTTCTCATCCGTAGCATAATGCTATCGGCATCAGAACAATTAAGTGTTGTATATAAGAGAAAATCAATCATGGGATGAACGGCTCCGTTCCGCGACTTACTTGCGTCCCACCCTAGAGCGGGATGAACGTTAGGTCTATTATAGACCTCATACATTATTTAGTCAAGTGTCTTCGTATCAACACGAACATTTATAATTGTGATACAGTTTTTTTAGAAATAAGTGAACCATCCCGTTATAATGTATTTGGTCTGGGTGAGACTTGTAATGCCTCTATGACTATGAGTAAAATAAGCAGGCCATATTAATATATCACCAGTTCTCGGTTGAAATTTTTTGTTTTGATTAGGAAACTCTGTATGCCCTCCATCCATAACATCATTCAAGTATATCATCCACGCTAGTACTCGACTACTATTTTCTTTACAATCATTCTCAGAGTGTTCAGCAAAATACCCCTCACCTGGTTTATATTTTTGCATTTTAAATACAGGACAAATACCCCATGCATCCATAATTCTACATGAGTAGTATTTGTCTTGATATTTTTCGACAGAAGAAATTAGATGCTTACCAAACGTTTGAAAGATTTCTTCAGCAAGATCATCTTTCAAATATATCTCTGTGCATTTTTTAGATTGTAAATTAATTTTTCCATTACCAAACATGCCCTCTGTATGAAAGATGGGATTGTTTTCAAACTCTTTGATAAGTTCCATGCATATTTCCGCAGGAACTTTTGCTTTATGACGTAATATAAAATCCTCAGTCACACGAACATTTATAATTATGATTATTCAAATAGTGCAAGGTCTCCTTCAGGTCTCCACGATGCTTAAGTCCAATAGCAATCTGTGGGTACTCAGCAGTGTCACCAAACTCTGCATGAAATTGTTTG